CCAAGCCTTTTTCTGACCAACAATTCCATATTTTTGTAAAGGAGTAGTTGATATATGGTTACCCATTCCCCGAGCTGCTCTTGGAGTTGTTGGTTCTCCCAAATAATTAATGTCTGGATATCTAGACCTTAGACTATGTTCTTCTAATAAAACTTGAAAAAGTTTACCATCAGCAAGTACTCCACTTTTACCTTTATTTGAAATATCTCTTTTTGTGTCAATGTCATCTGCTGTTAATTCCGTTACTGTACTGGAATGTGTAATAATCTTTGGTGCTCTAGGAACTTTGGCTTCATCCTCAGCTGCCCATTTCAAAAGTTTTTTGGGTGTACTCTCATCTCTTGGATGTTTATCTTCACTTGGTTCATCCAATCTTGGATCAGAAAATCCAACAGATAACGCTGGATCTGGTGATGGTATTTGTGGTATACCTCCAAGAGTTCCAAAGAAAACTGGTTCTTGTGCATCCTCACCATCTCTAAAAAAACCAACGACCCATGTTCCTTCAACAGGGCCAGTTGGACTTATACCCACACCAGTTTGTGCTGCAGATGTTATTGGTTGTATTGGATAAGACCAAGGCAAAGATTCTGTTGGCATTTGAGATCTGTCTTCTGTATGCCAACCTAGTATTCTAACTCTACAGCGCCCTAGAAAATCTGGATCATGTCGATCTTCTACTACACCTTGCCACCAAACAAACCCATCCTTTCCCATGAAGTTTGCCATACTAAAATCCTCCTATTACTCTACCATCTACCTTTTTAATTTCTCCGCCTGGGCCTATAGCAGATGAACCAGTTATAGATCCATCTGGATTTTGAAGACTTGGTAATGCTAGACCAAACCCTTTAGATATTTGTGACCGATAACCATCTTTTATTGCTTCAATAGACATAGTATATTCGTTGTTTGTTACTTTGTGCCGAAGAGCGGTAATCAAAAACTTTCCACTATAATATTTGTGAGGTGTATTAACACCACCCTTTACAAAATCATCTGGATTTTCTGAAGGAAAGTTAAACCATATCAAATCTCCCACCTCTCTTGATGAATCTCCCGATACTTTAAATTGAACTTTTACTGTTTCTAATTGTCTACGTTGAGAAATTCTTTGTGATAACCATTCCTCAACTTTATTATCTGTCTCTTTTGGATGAGATAAAGATGAAGAACCATGTACTGATGGCATTGTTTGATCCAATCCATAACCAAGTTTTCCGTCTTTATCCACATAAGTAGTCTTACGAGCACCTTCTGCAAATATAAGATCATGTTTTTGATTAGTTGGAAATAATGCAATATGAGCTTCTGGTCTTCCTAACATATCAGCAGCATTAGAACAAATTTTACCTGCATCGGTTTTTACCGCCAAATCTACTTTAACTTTTGCATCATCTGCGGGTCTGTCTGAGTTTGTTGTTTCTGTTTGAGATTGAGTTGTTGCATCTACAAAACTTACAACATTTTCTGGTTCAACATAATGAAAATCATTCTTTGCCCATGACATTGTTTTTAAATCATGAGTTATAACCCTATTCGCATACATACCCAATCTAAGATTCTTTAATGTATTAAATGTATGAACTAAACTATAATTTTCGACTGCAGAGTTTTTATCCTCCATTGTTTGACCACTTATATTACCAGGCTGATATGTATAAGTTGCGACATATCCTTCATTTCCAGGCTGAGATGTTTTTGGTTCGTGAGTTCCCTCGTCAAAAACAGGGATAAAAGAAGTATTGGCTCGTCCCGCTTCAGCCTCAGTTTTAAAATTATTAAAGTGAGGAAATCTAGTTGCCTTAGATTCTGGATCTTTTTTTTGATATCCACTAAATCCTCCCACCATTAAAGTCTCTACCGATATAAATCTAAATCCCTTGAGAGTTTCATAGAAGACAAAATTTGAACCCTTAGAAACAGAAGACATTGATAATGCTCTTTTAGCTAAAAATTGAATAGCCTCAAATGGAGTCCAATGTGGAATAAATGCAGTATAAAGTCCTTTAGTTGGTTCAACTAAAAGATTTTTATTTGTAGGTCTGTGATTAGCTGGTTTCTTTTTAGATGACATCGAAACAAAACTTTCATAAAATATATCTCTAACTATATCTGCTATGGTAAATGTTTTACTATCAACAGGATTTTCTGGTTCTGCCGTACTTGTAATTTCATTAGTAGGATAATTCTTTTGAACTTTAATCATCTTATTAGAAAATTCAACATCTGAAATAAAATGTAATTTAATAGTTCTAAAGGTATCACTCATTTTGATTGGGGGATCTACTTTATAAATTCTAAATCTATTATGTATAAGAGGTGCCTTTTCTCTTGTATTTGGTGGATTATTACCAGAAGGATCAGAAATAGGTTCTGGTATAGCTCCAGCTGTGGCCATTGATATCTCTAAAATCTCTTCACCAATGATTGGTGTAGCTTCAATTATACCTATTGCATCATTAATTGTAATATCACCTCCAACTGTAGAACTATAAATATTCTCATAGAAATTTATCTCTGTCCAATCTGGTTTATCATCATCATGTAAATCAACAGGAGAATCTGCCCCTCTTGTAGGCGAGATTAGAACACATCTTGTTATCTTAAAATCGCCAGGGAATCTACCTGGCCTTTTAGGATTAAAAGCAGTTTTAGGGTTTACAACATTACCTGCCCCACCCGATACTTGAGTATTATTTTTATCCGCCATTATCTAAATGTCTGTCTAACTTCATCCAATATTCCAGCTACGAATGTTGGTTGAATAAGGTTAATAGATCGTCTGTCATCGTTTTTTGTCATTTCATAATCGAAATCATAAATAATTTTTCTGTTATCTTCTCCAGCCGCCTGATAACTTGCATAATCAACTTCTAAAGTAACTTCTTCTATTGGATCTGTAGTTCCAGTTCTTTCAACTCTATGTCTTACAATTTGTTCATAATGATGTATATTCGTTTTCGCTACACCGGCCGAACCATATTTGTTTTCGATATATTTTGTAAATTGTTTAGCATCAAGAGGCCACTGCCAATAAGGATCAATTATATTATTAATCATTAATATCATCCAAACATATTTTGTATCTCCATAAACATCATAAGAAAGAACATCTGGTCTTTGTCCTTCTTCAATATAGTATGGATAATAAACTGTAATATTTTCTTTAATTGCATCCCTAAACTTTTGTCTTATCATTATGTTTATGACAGTACTATATTTTGGATTTATTTTATTTTTACCCTCTATATCATAAAGGATCTTTGGGAAATTTGAGAAATATTCTGACATTAAAATCCTTGCCTAATTGATTCTTTAGTAATAAGTTGTGTTTCTTTGAAAGTTAGTGCTAGCTGGGTTGTTACTGGTTCAGCATTATCAGCAAAAAATGCTGGTTGGCCTCCAGAAGTATAGTCCACATTTAAACTCTCTAAGAAACAATTCTCTATTCTGAACAAAGGTCTTACTGAAGCGGCATTACCATCATCAGAATTTGTTCCAACTCTAGTAGATCCATCCCTTCCTGCAGGAGAAATTCTTATTTTAAATTCTTCTGGATAGGATAGTGTTATTGAAGTATTTTTTGTTTGTCCTAAACCAGAGCCTCTTATACCTTGTCTACTACCAGATTGATTCATTGACCCTGTTTGTCCACCAACATCTGGATGCATGTGATATTTAAAAAAATGAACTATTTTATTAACCTCTACAGCTTCATCTCTACTCTTTGGCATCATAACAAAATTAAAACTAAATGTACGAAATCCGCCAGGGCCCTGATATATAAGAGCCTTATGTTGATTTCTTATTTTACCTACTTTTCTTTCTAATGCTTTTATCGCACCTTCATTTTTTCCCTCAACTCCCTTTGCCAAAGCCTTAGCACCAGCCGACTTAAATGCACTTAATAAATTTTGTCCTCCACCACCCGCTGCTACAGTACCTTTAAGTGCATCCATAAATCTACCTTCCATAGCGGCTGAACCGGCCTGTTCTGCATTGGCTACACTACCAGCCATAATCGCCTGACCTATTCCCCCCATTTCAACATCTCCAAATCCCTGACTATAACTTGTTTTTAAAGCTTCTGGTGGAAGATACATTGCTACCATATCACCAGTAGCTGGATTTGCATTGGTAGTTTGTGGTACTAAAATTTGGAAAGTTATTCGATGATCCCCCGATCCTATTCCTTGTTGCCGATGTCCTAGATCTAAGGGATATTGATATAATTGTGCTGACTGTGCCATTTTATCTCCGTTGTTATAAAGGTACATAGATATTTATATGGGTTGGAAAAAGTTACATAGCGGCAAGTTTAGGCCTAAGAATATATCGAAATATAAAGGAAATTCCACAGAAATTTTCTATCGTTCTGGATGGGAACTTCGCTTTATGAGTTATCTTGATAAAACACCTTCAGTATTGAAGTGGTCAAGTGAAGAAATAGTTGTGCCTTATCGTTCACCAATAGATGGTAGAAAGCATCGTTACTTCCCTGACTTCTGGATTAGAGTCAAAACCTCAGACGGAACTATCAAAGAAAGTGTTATAGAAATCAAACCCAAAGTACAAACATCTCCACCAAAGGGTGGCCCTCCTGTAGATAGAAGGAAAAAAAGAAGATATTTGAGAGAAATAAGGACATGGGGAATCAATGAAGCTAAATGGAAAGCAGCAAAACATTATTGTGAACTAAGAAACTGGAAATTTCAAATATTAACTGAAGACAATCTGACTAAATATTAGTATGGCGGAACTAAATGAAGGGCTCTTAGATAAGCTCAAGACAGCAATAAAAACTAGTACAGCTGGAGCGAAAGCGAGAGCTGCGGGGGATTGGTTTAGAGAAAAGGCTAAACAAGCTAGTGCAAGTGCTAAGATGAAAGCAGTAACACCAAACCAACTCCTTAAAAGACAACCTGACGATAACATCATGCTTGGGAAGATGTTCTTCTATAAGTATGATCCAAAGTGGGCTAAGAAATTACCATATTGGGATATGTATCCTTTGGTATTTCCATTTGAAAAAGCTCCAGGCGGGTTCTATGGATTGAATCTTCATTATATACCTCCACAACATAGAGCTGCACTAATGGATAGTTTAAATAAATTTGCTAGTAACAATAAATATGACAAGACTACAAAATTAAATTTATCATATAGTTTATTGAAAAAATATGGTAAAGCCATTCCATGTGTCAAAAGATATCTTGGTAATCATGTAGTATCACCAACAGTTCGTATAGATGCGGACGAATGGGAAATTGCAATATTCCTTCCAGTTGAAAGATTCCAGAAAGAATCTGCAAGAACTGTTTGGAAGGATAGTAGGAGATTTTACTAATGTCATTTAATCCAAGTAAACTAAAAGAAGTTGTAGGTAATAGTATCTATAGGGGATTTGCTACAGGCACTAAATTTGAAGTAGGGTTTCATCCAAGAAATGTTGCATCATTAACTGGTGTAATAGCTAGTGAATTGTCTGACCTCAGATTTCTCTGTGAAGCAGTAGCAATACCCACAAGATCTTTACAAACTCAAGACCATTCGATATATGGTTCACCACAAAAAATGCCATATATTTCTGGATATACAGAAGCAGCATTTTCTTTTTACCTAACAGAAAGTTTCGCTCAAAGAAAATTGTTTGAGGCTTGGCAGAATCTAATAATAAATCCAGACTCAGGAAATGTTGGATACTTTAATGATTATTCTTGTACAGTAGAAATAAAAAAATTTAGCAGAACACAATCAGAAATGACAGCACCAGACCATACAATTAGGTTGATTAATGCTTTTCCTTCTATTGTAGGAGAAGTTCAATTATCTCATTCTGCAGGAAATGAAGTGTTAAAACAGCCCGTGACTTTTGTCTATCAAAAGTGGTTGACTGGCGCGAGTGGTGGAGTTAATTTAGCGGCTACGGGCGGTGGACTGGTTGACACAACGGAATTCGCTTGACCACTAAGATTATTTAATAATACTTGATTATAGGAGAATATAATGGCTTTACCAAAAATGAATGTGGCAACACATACTATGAAACTTCCATCATCTGGAAAGGTACTTACATATAGACCCTTTCTAGTTAAGGAAGAAAAGATATTAATGACCGCAATGGAAAGTGGTGAACAAGCTGACATGATGCGTGCATTGAGGCAGATTATAAATTCATGTGTGGAAGGAGATATTCAAACAACTACATTACCAATGTTTGATATTGAATATATCTTTTTACAACTTAGAGCTAAATCGGTTGGAGACAAAATTCCAATCCAGTTTAGTTTAGATGAGGATGACCCCTGTAGTCAAGGTCAAACCAAATGTAATTATCAAGTTGAAATAGATGTTAATGAGATTACAGTTGTCAAGAGTGATGACCATGTAGATGTAATAAAATTGACTGAGGATATTGCAGTCAAAATGAAATATCCACAAATTGAAATTGCTCAACAAGTTGCAGGAAAAGAAGGTGAAGAACTAGTAGAGAAAACCTTTGAAATGATTGGTCAATGTATTGATTATGTCGTTGAAGGTAAGGAGATGCATAAATCTTCTGACTATTCTGAAAAAGAAATTAATGAGTTTCTAAATTCTTTATCGTCTGGTCAGTTTAGAGAGATACAAAAATATTTTGAGACTATGCCTAAACTTAGAAAAGAGATTACTGCAGAATGTAAATGTGGAAAAACCAGTACGAAAATGTTGGAAGGTATAGCTGATTTTTTCGGATAGGGCTGAGTCACGATTCCCTGGCGAACTTTTATACTAGTACGTTTGCTATGATTCAGCACCATAGTTGGAGTCTTACAGAAATAGAGAATATGATTCCGTATGAAAGAGCAATTTATATGGACTTATTAAATGATTGGGTGAAAGCAGAGAATGCAAGAATAGAACAAGAAAATGCCAAAATGAGAAGGAACTAATGGCCCAAGAAGTAAAAGATACTGATACGAAACAAGCTATTCAAGAGTTAGCTGATACTGTAAAAGCATCTGCCGATAAAACCAATACAACTCTAAAGAGTCTTTCCAATAAACAAACTGGTACACAGAAAGTAAAGGCTGCAGAAGAGAAATCGGAAAGAGAACAAGCTGCAAAAGAAGAAAGAGGAATTTTTATAGCCATTAGGGATTCCTTGTCTGGTTCTTTCGCTACATTCAAAGATAGAGATCAAAAATCTGGTGGAATCCTCGCTGGTCTATTCGGTGGAATGGGTACTGGTGTTGGTGCTCTAGGAAAATCCATAGCAGGTATTGGAATAGGATTCGCGAAAGCATTAGCCGCAATAGGTGCTGGTATTGCTGGATTTATGTTAGCCTTAGGTGGTGTAGATGTTATATTGGGATTAATGGGAGCAGATGGTGGAAATCTAAAAACTGTAATCCAAAATTTCTTTGGGGCCTTTGATGAAAAATCTGCAGGTCTAATGGGTGGTATTATTCTTGCCGCTGGATTATTAGCTGGATTTAAAGTTAATAAATGGGAATTCGCTAAAGCCATGGCCGCTATAGGTGCTGGTATCGCTGGATTCATGGGTGGTATTTTGGTTGGTGAAATAGTAGGTGGATTTGCACTAGATGCAATAGGTGGTCTTGATGGTTCAGCTCTTACTACTGTATTGAATAATTTCTTTGGTTCAATGACTGCGGAAACCGCAGCTGGTTTAGGAGTTGTTGTTACTATTGCAGGACTATTAGCAAAGTTTAAAGTAGAACCTACACAGTTCGCGAAACAAATGGTTGGAGTTGCCGCAGGTATTGTTGGTTTTGTTGGTGGTATACTCATTGGTGAAGCTGTCGCTGGTTTTGGAATGAAGTTGATAAGTGGTGTAGATGGTAGTGGACTTGGTGTAGTAATGAATAATTTCTTTGGAGCGATGACCGCAGAAGCTCAAGCTGGATTAGGAATTGTTGTTACCATTGCGGGATTACTAGCAGCCTTCAAAGTTGATCCTAAAGTGTTTGCCAAGGCAATGGCAGGTGTTGGTGCTGGTATCGTTGGATTTTCTGTTGGTATCCTTATGGGTGATGCAATAGCTAAATTTGGTA